CATCATTTGCTGCAGCATTGATTATATTATTACCAACTTTATTGGTAGCACCAGTTAAATTTTTAAGCGTACCATCTTGCTTAAATAAAGCTTTTCGTGTTGATTCAATTTGTGCATCAATCTGATTAGCAGCATCTATATTACCTGTAGCTCTTAACTCATCTGCAGCAACCTTTTGTTCTTCTAATCTTTTTACAGTTTCATTTAGAGTTAAAGCCCTTTTGTTTGTTTCAACTAACGCTTTTGTTTGTTTTAAATTTTCTCTGTTAGTTTTAGCATTTTCTTTCAGACTAGTATTTTGATAAGTGTTAGCTACCTCAGCTTTTTTAGCAGCATCTTGCTGAGCCTTTATTAAAGCTTGTTGACTATCCTTTATTATCTTACCGGGCTTTTTATCTGAATCTTCTGCCATTTAATTTTCCTATTTGTTATTACCAAAAGCTCGACCAGCTTCTGATATACCGAATGCTCCTAATGTGACAACAACAAATGATGTATATATTGTGTCATCTATTTGTAAATCCATACCATAGAAAGCTGTGACTAAGTCAGCTATACCAAACATTACCATTAATGTAAAAGCTATAAATCCAATTATTGCTTTTTCATTTAAATCATTATGGTCTAAGAATAAATCTATAAACTTTCTTTTTGGTGGTGCAAGTCTTCGTTTAGCTTCAGCAGCTTCGTCTTGCATATCTTTAATAGTATCTTCAGCTTTATCGAGTTTATCGATAAGCGCCATATACTTATCTAAATCAATTTCAACTTCATTACGGCTATTATCTTTTTGTTCTTCTGCCATTTCTATCTCCTTTGGTTCATTTGACGCTCTTGTTCAGCGTATTTAGCATTTTGTTCTTCTATATGGTTCTTTAAAAGAGCTATATAGATTTCCCTTTCATAAGGAATCATATTATCTAATTCAGTCAAACTATACTTGTGATTCTGCATCATCGCGAAGTTAGTTCTATAATGATTCACTAACGTATCGTGAGAGAGGCCTATGTAAAAAAACTTTGAAGACCTCTCAACTCCATTTCGTTGTTCGCTTCACATGTGGAACAACACCATTCTACTCGTTTTTTTACTGATGGTATTTTTTGTAAAAATTCAGCAAGTTTACTAAATTGGTTTGATGTTAAAGCTTCTACAAAATCTTTTACATCTTGCCTTCTTTCATCTTTTACATTATAAACATCATCCTTATCATAAATTGTTTCGAGACAATCTATAATCATATCAAATACACCATCTACATTTTTTAGTTTTTCCTCATCATATTTTTCTACTAAATTAACAGAAGGATATACCATTTGTACACCTACATCATTATTTAGTTGAATAACACGATTATTGCTTGGTTCATATTCATCCATTTCAACTTCACTTAAATCTATTGAAATTTCAGTCATACCTTCACAACCATCTTCCTGACATTTAACTTTTACGTCAGCTTTTTCACCAACTGATTTTGACCTTAATTGTAAAAACATCCATTCTAAATCAAATGCAGTTAATTTATCAACATCAACATCAGTTAATATACATGCTTGAGCAACATCTTTCATTGCTCCCACTATTTGCTTATTATCTTTCGACTCTAAAGCAACCATCATTATTTTTTCTTCCTTAACTAAGTAAGGACGATATTCTATTTCAACACCGGTTGATGGTAGCTTAGTGCTATACCGGCTTGAGTTCACTTGTGGCAAAGCCATATTTTTCTCCTATTATGTAATCAAGTCTAGTACTGCATTTCCTGCAGATACTACTGATGATAGTGCTCCTTCCGGAACAAACTTATCATATTTCCAATCAACGGTTAAAGTGGTTAATCCATCTTTATCCTGATTCAAATCAAAACCACTTATCTGTTTAGGATAAGCTTTTAAAAGTTTTACACCATAAATTGGTATATCTTTTTGATTAAGCATTTGTATTACTACATCTACTGCATAATCATCTTTGAAACCAACTATATGTTTATTTGTATTGTATATACCTTCCATCCAGTTATCAAACATTCTACGAATGTATACATCGTTAGTCACTACAAATTCCATCTTACAATCCTCATCTATAAAATCGTATGGATATGAATTTTGCTGTTCCTCTATTCCATACTCAGATGTTGATATTGATCTGCCAGGTAAGTTAACTTTTTGACATAGTAAACTTATATCCCTTGGGTCGTTAACTAAATTCTTTAAATTAAATCCACCACTTAAAGCTTGAGATGCAATTGACTGAAAATCAAGATTTAATATTGATTGTTCGGGTGGAGTAAATATAACATGGAATCTATTAGTTTGAGCTAAACCTCCATGTTTATTGAATGTTGATTTTAAATCATCTATATTCATTAGATTGCTGCCTTTGATTCTGTCCAGACTTTTTCTTTTCCGGCTTTTCTAAATTGTTCTACTGGTAAGAATATTGCTATTTCCCATTCGGTTATAGGTACTCTCACAAACTGTGATTTTACATGCTTTCCTAAATAATGTTTAAAGCATGGTTTAAATTCTTTAAACTTTGCACTACCTTTTAATAAATCATATCTCATTTTAGTTAATCTTGAGTCTGGTTTTGGATTCTTTCTAGGTCCTAAATCTAATAACTTATCTAAAAATAATGCCCTTATATCATAAGGAAGGTAGTGTAAGTTAATACCATAGAAACCACCAGGTGCTTCATCGACCATTATAGTCAGAGGAAACCTATCATAATATGGTAAAGTTTTCTTGAGTTTTGGATCGTACATATACATATACATCTCACCAATAACGCTTTTTCCTTGTGGGTCTAAAGCACTATCAGACAAAAGTTTTTGTACACTAGGTCTAGTTAATCCTTGGACTTTATCCTGAAACCATTTAATACTTTCCTTCGTTCTGCCTGTTACGCCAGCACGGAAAGCTTGAGCCTGTAGTGTATCAAATAAACTTGCCATATAAACTATTTATATCAAGTGTTGAGTACTTTGATACCTAGATTCTTTAAAGTTTCCTCAGTCCAAACTTGAAACTTCCACCCTTTATGCCTTGCATATTGGTCAGCAGCTTCCCATTTATCCTGGTTTTTTGAGAACGTAATCACTTCGTTTAAGAACTTTTTGGTCTTTCTTTTAGGTTGTTTAGGTGGTAAAGTTTCTTTTTTAGGTTTAATCTCTACCAATATTGTCTGACCATTGTTCATTTCAACATATAAATCGACAAAATACCTATGTAGTTTATTATCTACTTTACATTTATAAGGGACAACAATCTCCTCAGAACTCCAAGCTCTGACTTTTGGATTGTTTTCACACCATCTAAATGTGTTTCTTTCCCATAAAGAACGAAATATTACGTTAGTTGGATTGCCCAGATACTTATCTGGGTTTTTTATTTTGTATCTACCTTTGTAAGCCATATAAATAATACTATAGTTTTAATTTATTTATAAGGTATTTATATGGCTACAAACGCAAATCAACCAGCAGAAAGGCAAGGACAAGGTGGAGGCTCAAGATTAATCTTTCCTAGTCATTTAGCTGAACTTATTAATCAAGATACAGGTCATCCTTTTGTATTGTTAATGAATAATGAAGATGATAGTGAAATAGCTTTACCAGTACCCGATTCAATTTCATTAGCAGATGGTGCTAACTATGAAGGATTAGACAGAGCTGATTTTGCAACCGCTGAGTCATTTGGTAAAGGCACAGAATTAAGTGAAGCAGACCAATTGGCTTTAGGATTAAGAGCAGCTAAAAATTTACCAGGATTAGATAAAATTACTCAAGACCAGTTTTTAAGAAAAAGAATGGCAGTCAATCCTATGACTGAGATGACATTTACTGGTATGAATATGAGAACTCTAGGTTTATCATTTGAATTATTACCAAGGAATGAAAAAGAAGCTGTGACAATTAGAAATATAGAAGCTAAATTAAGAAAGATGATGTATCCTATGAAAACTGGAAAAACAGGATATACTGTAAGATTTCCAAATATGTTTACTATAATGTTTATGGCTGGCGAAAAAGAATCTAGATTCTTTCCAATAATACATCACGCATATTTAAGTTCTATGTCAACAGATTTTAGAGCTCAAAGTGGTGCATACTTAAAAGTCAAAGATGATTTTATGGGTCAAAAACATAAATTAGATTTAACATTTACTGAAGCTAAGATGTTAACAAGAAATGATATCGAAACTTTAGATGATGTTAATAATTTAAACAGTGAATCTCCAAGAAGAGAAGAGATGAAAGGATTTAATGACCCGATAGTAAACGATTCAAAATCAACAATAAGTAAGAACACACCATCTAAGAAGGATTAATCATGCCATTTTTTAAACAATTTCCAAAAATAGAATACGATTTTAATAGAACAGGTGCTGTCACAGAGATGTTAGATATCTTCAGATCAGTTAGACCATTACCAGATTTAGTTGATAATTTCTCAGGTTATAGATTTTATGAAGTAATAAATGGTGAAAGACCTGATATAGTATCACAAAGATTATATGGAACAACCGATTTTTATTGGACATTCTTTATTGTAAATGATTTTTTACATGATGGATATCGTTCATGGCCAATGTCTCAAGAAGATTTATATGCATATATTAATAAAGAATATGCTGGTAAAGTAATTGAAATTCAAACAACAACAATTACAGATGGCGATGGTAAAATATCAACAGTAGATAGTATTGCAGGAAAGTTTCAATTAGGAGAACAATTAGTAGGACAAACATCTGGGGCCCAGGGTAAACTAATTAAGAAAAATACTGATATGAATCAATTAATAGTACAAAACGTCACAAAAGCTTTTTTAGGAAATATGCATGAACCCGGTGGAGTAAGAGAAGAAATAAGAGGTGCATTAAGTACTGATTTAGTAAATAGTTATAGAATATATAATTATGCAGATGCTCCATATTATTACTATGATGAAAATGATGGTGATAAGAAACCAGTCACAAATGCTTTGCATATATCTGGTGGAGTTCCATCTTCCGATTTAGCTTTTCAATCTTATAGAAACTTTGAGTTCGAAAGAAATGAAGAGCGTTCTAAAATACGTTATGTAAGTCCAAACTATATTGAACAGTTTGTTGACCAATTTGAAGAAATATTAAATGTCTAATCAAACCGAAGTACAAAATCAAGGTGGTGGTGTTTCACCTAGTTCGTATACTATAAAAAAAGCTGAACTATTTCCATCAAATAAAAGTAAACCTGTCGATATAAGACAGATGATTATGAAATTGGACTTTATTGAAAGTCTAGGTCAACCATATATTGAATGTGTAGCTTTTTTACAAGATGCTGGAAACTTTTTAAGTACTCTTAAATTAAATGGAAATGAAAAAGTTTCTTTTACAATAGGTAGAAAAAAACAAGATGATTCTGAAACTTTAGATGAAAATCAAAAGTGGGAACTTGAATTACAAGTCATGGAATTATATGGTTATTCGAGAATGAGTACATCAAAACAATTTTATACTTTAAAAATGGTGTCACCATGGCTTATGGCCAATAATGCAAAACAAGTTGTAAATGCTTTTGAAGGAACTATAGCATCTAACATAGAAAAATTATTAAAAAATAATTTAGGTATTGAAAGAATAGAAAAAATTAATACTTCTAGTAAAACACCAGTAAAAGGAGTTTATCCAAGTATGAAACCTATGCAAGCTGCTTTATGGTTATTAAATAGTTGTTATGAAGAAAGTATGCCATTTTTCTTATATGAAACATGTAGAAAAGGTGTATATTTAGATTCTCTTAAAAGTATGTTTGAGAAAGAAGTATCACATAACTTTGAATTGAAACCATTCTTTGGTAGTAATCCAGGTACACCAGAATATTATGATGAAGTAGCTAAAAGAATTGTAAAATTTTCATCACCACTTAACTATTCACAATTTGCAAACGTACAAAAAGGTGTGTATGCTTCAAAGGTAGAGATGATTGATATATTTAATAAAAAATTTATTGTCAATGAATATCGATATAAAGATAATGAAAAGTTAAATAAGTTTCAACCATTCTCCAAAAACGATGAATTTGGTGGTGTAAAATTAAATGAAACAGTCAATGCTAAATCATATTATATATCATTAAACGATGGAGCATTTGGAGATGCAAATATACATACACCACTAAATAATACTATTATGAAAGGTGAAGCACAGTACGAAGCACTATCAACTAATACAATGAATATGGATATTGTAGGTGACTTTGGATTAGAGGTTGGAAACATAATTCAAGTAGATGTAAGTAAAGCTTCTTCAGCTGAACAGATGGATGAAGCAAAAATGATTGATAAGTATTTAAGTGGAAAGTATTTAATTAAAAAAATTGAAAGTACTATGTACGAAAAATTTACTCAAAGGTTAACATTAGCAAGAGATTCAGTAGGTATTGATATAGATGAGAAAGAATCAAAGGAAGGTGATGCATAATGAATAGACAAGATGAATATATGACAAATAATTTTACTTGGTTCATAGGTGAAGTATTAGATATAAATGATACTAAATTATTTTCAAGAGTTAAAGTAAGAGCTTATGGTTATTATGATGAAAGTGTACCAAAAGAAAAATTACCTTGGGCAACTGTATTATTACCAAATACTTCAGCATCAAAAGAAGGTGTAGGAAGTACTCATGGTTTATTAGTAGGTTCATGGGTTGTTGGATTTTTTAGAGATGGTCCTAGTGCACAAGACCCAGTAATTATTGGTTCAATACCAACACAAACTAATGGTACAAAAGATGTACCAACTGATGATATCAAAAAGAAAACTCATGTGACTGAGTCAGGTCATACAGTTATATTTGATGATACACCAGGTAATATACAAATTGTACACCAAGCTGGTTCAAGTATTACAATGGATAAAGATGGTGGAATTACAATCGTATCTAAACCTGGTCAAAAAACAAAAATAGTATAATGTCTGAAATAAAAGTAGAAATTCCACCATTGGAATGTCCAGCGGTTTTATTACCTACACCAAAAAACTTAATGGATTTTTTTGGTAAGTTAGCTACTGAAGCTGAAAAGGCAGCATTATCAGGTGTTGAAGAATTAAAAAAACAAGGTGAAGATTTAAAAAAGATTTTAGATAGTGTAAGAAGTATATTAAGTCCTTATGACCCAGATTTTAAAGCGATTAGTATACCTGAACAAGAATTTAAAATCATGATACAAAGGTTGATTGAAGAGTTTCATATATATGTACCAACCAAAATATTAGAATTAATTAATAGTTTATTTCCTATTAGTTTAACAATGACAGTTCCAGGTTTAGGAATTAGTATTGATATATTAAAGGTTGCTACTGATAGAGCATATTTAAAAGAATTAGCAAAAGAAATCAGTGGTTATGGGCCTGATGTAGAAGCTCAAATTGAAGCTTTAAGAGCGGCAAACCCAGATATGTCAGCTGAAGAGTTAAATAAACTGATATTAGAACTTC